TCGGCACACGAGAAACAGTCGTGCGTGTCTACCAGTTTCACCACCCCACAATAAATTATGCTGCGAGTTGAAGCTGGGTATCTAGCGCCGCTATCATGCGGGTCATACCAATACCACCGCCTACGCGAGGGAAGAAGTCAAACTGTAAAAACTCTTCAAGTTCTGCTTCTACACGTTCTTTACCAAATAATTCAAAGAGTAGGTTGGCATAGGCTCCGTCAGTGATTGTATGGAAAGTGTTGCGCATCATATCAATATCACATGAGCGTTCTGCTGAACCGATAGTTTCCATACCCCCAAGAATCACATCAATCTTTTTAGAAGTTAGTCCATTTTCATGGCGGCTCATGTTCCAAAATGGTGAAGTAAACTCAGGGAAGTCCGTAATCATAGCAGTGCTAAAATCATTAAACATTGCGGTTTCATGCTCTGCTTCAAGTTCTCCATTAACCTTATAATGCTTTTGCCATGCTTCATAGGTCTTCTCTATCGGGCGATCAAAACCCAAATAATCTACAAGTTCATATTCCATCTTTTTAAGGTCTACAATATCGCCTGGCATTTCAAATTCAAACATAGGGAAGATAATATCATGCCTACCAGGAATTGCGTTAGGTTCTTGTCTGTACGAAGTTGAGACACAAAAAAAGCCCTTTTCATTGGGCTGAGAGAGTAACTCATGTTCTAACCACATCTGACCAGTTTGTGGAAGAGGCCAAACTTGGCCTGCGTAGTTGTATGTAGCAACGTTAAAAGGATCTTCGCAAGCTGCAAGGATAGAAAGACGATTCTGTGTATGAACTTCTTTAAAACCTTTATCTAAAAAAAATGACCTTAAAAGGCCAACAGTGTGAGTAAATTTTGTAGGGGAAATTAGTTGAGTCATTATAATACCTTTCTTATATATAAAAAGACGCGCAGATTTAAAACCTGCGCTCAAATTAACCAATTATATAAGAAGTATAACCAGTGGGCAACATCAAATTATATTTTTATTATGATATTGCTCTCATCCTTTGTACTAATCTATCAGCACGATTGGTAACTTGGCGATACCAACGAGAGTCAACCATTTCAGTAGCTGCAACCATCCAATCACGTGCATCCACCCCTCGCTTCATTCCCTTAAATTTCGATAAGCGAGGGCGACCCATATTGAACATCATATTAGCGATTATTCTTTTAGCTTCTTCTGGCAAATCATCAAAGTCTGGGTATAGCTTGTAGCAATCTGACACGACTGTTTTGATATCTTCGTTGAAGGCTTCAACACATCTATCATTACTGACGGCTGTACCGACTTCCCATCCGTGTTCAGGGTCAGAATCCCTAACGAGATGACCAATGCCAAAAGTAGGCAGACCGAGGTGATCCAAATAGATCTCTTCCACATTTCCTTCATCATACTCAATCTCTTCTCTTAATTTTTCAATATTCATAAAATTTTCCTTTTTAAATAAATTTCTGTACAAACCTAATTGATTGTAGTATTTAAATTTGTACACTTTTTGAAAATAAACAAGATTAATATAGAACTCTACATCTTACTTTTTTATTTGTATTAATCATAATTCTTTTTTACATGGTCGTTATTTTTATACCAATCTTCTCTATCTTTTTGCATTTCTTGACGTTTTTTCTTAGTCTTACGTAGCTCTTGTTTGTCTAACCACGTAACTTTTGAGTTCCAAGTATCTCGTCTAATAGGAATAATCTGACACATAGGAGTGCCTGCGGGTATCATAATTTCTGAACCTCCTGGCTCTAACATAGAGTGGATAAATGGTATATTTACTATATTATCAAAAGTATCAGTATCTACAAGTCCAGTAAGAGGGATAATAGGGCTATCAAGTCTGTTTAGAGGAGGTAAAAATAGCAGTGAGTAGTCTTTGGGTGTTTCTATGCGCCAAGGATTCATCCACTTGAGAACTGTAAATGATTCCATTGGAGAGCCGGGTATCTGTCTCATAGGATGAGTCTCGATTGGGGGCCATTTAGAAATAAGTGCTTTGTGTTTTTCATCGATGAAATCTAGCTTTAAAGACAAATCAGAAAGTTGTCTAATAACGATATCAACATGGTTGAGAAGCATATAACCAGCTGTTACAGCATCTAAAAACGGAACACATTTTTTAACTGTCTGATCACCTTCGTTCCAGGCTGGAGTCTTCTTAAACCAGTCAGGGACTGTACGTTTAGAAGGAATTGGAGGAAGTACGATTTGATCAGGAAAATCCTGCATTAAATGAAATTTAATTTGTTTTTTCATGCAGAGGCAACATTAGTTGGAGTAAAAAAAGTAGAAGGAACTTCTTCAGCTATAGCACCACAATCGCAAATATCACAACCACACGCACCATTCTCACAAGAATCCCACTTACAATGGCAGCTGCATCCACATTTATTACAATTCTTCGTTTCGGTCATGCAGCTAAACTTTCAGGTAAATGGATTAGTGGATTAGAAGGGTTGACACCTAAAAACTTACCCCACTCTGCATAGTAGTGGCGCATTCCAACTTCATCATGAATTGTAGAATTTTCATGGCGACCATGTAGAATGTTTCTTGATTCGGTACCTTCTCTCATGGTCGTACCTTGACCCGCAACACCTATAAGATCTTCATGTAAGTTTCGGCCGAATGGTCCCCAGATAGAATTATGGTGTTTGATTCTTGTTTGTCTTTCTTCTGGAGTATCGCACCTAAGACCGTAACCACGAAACTCTATAAGAACTTTGTTGGGTCCGAGAGGCGTTACTGAGTCTGAACGATAGGCGGAACCCCGTAGGTTGAAATTAAACCCTGGGAAGAGGTCGACCATATACCACTGGTTGGGCGGCAGATTGGGAAAAGATAACTCCCCGCGATCCTCAAATCCGTCATACTCAGTGTAGTTAACAGTAAAGCTAGACACATTAACATGACCATTATCAAAAGGAATATTTTTTCTAGCAAAGTATTCATCGTTAAATCCTGACACACGATTAAAGTAGTGCATAAAGTCATGATAAAATTCACTATTAGTATCATGCCATAGTTTATAATTAGTATCAATTACTGCCTTGTGGTAATGAAACACTTCCATTTCTTCAGTATCAATCGCATCTGCAATACAATCAAATGCTCCAGCAGTCCATTCGTCCACACTCTGTGTAGGGTTAGGGTCAAGTGTGACCCAGACCATTCCACCGTGTTTTACTTCACAATATAGTTGTGGTTCAACGGTTACAATCGGTGCAGCTACTGTACCAGAAGGTGAATTAAATCCATAATTACGGTATGCCTTAACACCATCTTTAGTGTTAACCGCAATTACGTTCTGCCCAGCAATTTGCGTTGTTCTATAGTTGCCTTCATTATACATTTCTGAGATATGACACATAGGCACCCAAACCTTACTAAAGATTTGTTCTTGTTCTGCCCTATATACTTCATAGCTATTATAACAATCACTGCTAATATATTCGACTTTTGGTGCGCTAATCCAGTTTTTATGGTTTCTCGGTGCCATCTTCGTCTCCTTCTTTCATTGCTGATTCATAATAAATTATAATTTCATTTTGTTGGTCAATAAAACGTTTAATGTCTGCTATATTAAGTGCTAAATTTTCATAATCTTTAATAGCTAAAGCAACATAAGCTAACTCACCATTTTCTTCTGTAAAATCTTTTACAAATTGATCGTAGTTATCTTTATTAACCACATAAACTCTAGTATCAACTAGCTGGAGTGGTTTGGGTCTCGCTACTACTGGTACTGTTACTTTCTGAGTCTGAGTTACTATCTTGACTTCCTGTTCGGGGATCAGACTGCAACCAGTTAGGAAGAGGCTTGTTATTGCTACTACCAGTGCTCTCCATGAAGTCTCTCCAAAGTTTAGCTGTTGCTCCATTCATTCTACCTTCTAAATTTGCCGCATCTTTAAGTGCATCTGCGAGTAAATCTAATTCTCTTAGTTTTTGACGAAGATTATCTCCGTATGCTTCAGCCTTTTGTAAGTCAGTCTGAAGCTGGATAGTAAGTTGTTGATTTTTCTCTGCTTGTTGAGTAAGTGTTTTAATGCTTTGTTCACTAATCAAAGCAGCTGTCTCTAATTTAGCATTATTTTCAGTTAAAATACTAATACGAGTTTGAGTAGTAGTATAATACCAATAGCCCATGCCTAATATCGCTATTAAAATACCAATTAGAACCTTACTGAGCATATTCGTACTTTTTAAAATGGCCTTTCGATATAGTCCGTAACTCACCTGCTTTTAGGTAGTCTGGTTCATGGGCCAATTTCTGTGACTCTGCCATACCGTCTGGCGGTAAATCATACTCACCAGGTCCTTGTATGCTGCCCCAAGGAGTAGTTCGAATAGGTGATTCAAAGTGTTTTTCTCTACCGTCTCTAAATTTTAGTCTCCAAGATATAACACCCTTTTCAGGTTCCCGTAACACTCTGACTTTGTGGTTCATCGGTGCAAAGTCTGAATACCCACGATCATCAATCGCATTTTGTGGACACGCTTTTATGCAAGAGTAACACTCCCAGCAAAAGTTAGGTTCAATATTAACTGCTCGTCTTGTCACGGGATCAATATGCATGATATCTGATGGACAGATATCCACACAATATCCACATCCGTCACAAGCTGTCATGTAAACAAACGTTGGCATTAATTACCCTTTCCTGTGTTTCTGACTCTTTGGAGGCGACTTTTTAGATCCTGAAGGTCCAGACCAATAGACTTTATTAGCCCAGTAAGCTGCTGACATTTTTCCTTTGGCGATGTTGCGACCGTGGCGTGCTTTAAAAGATTTTCGTGCCTCTGGAGAGTAGTTATGCCCCATTGAAGAGTCTCCAAAATGTATGACTCGCACTTTATCTCCTTCTTTTGCCAAGACCATGCCTTTTTTCTCTGCTCTGTCTGATCTTCGTGGTTTGTTGAATCCATCAAATGTTTTCCCTCTATAATTAATTTTTCCGCTAGGAGTCCGTTTTAATCCTGGAATCTTTGCCATCTTTATATCTCTTTTCTATCTCACAAATAATTTGCCACTGACGATGTGTCAATTGGGGATACTTTGTCTGAGCATTTATACAACCTAATATAAAAGATTTTTCAGCATCAGTCAAAGATTGATTATCTAAAAAGTCCTTCAATGGTTTCTTAATTCTTCTTGTCATAAATCATACCTGTCTACTTCAGTTTCAAAGGAATATACGTTAACATAGGAGATACCGCCATAAGTTAATTTTTCTTTTGTTCGGAACTTTTTAATTAAATAATCTGTTTGCTCATTTGAATAATTAAATATCTCTGTCAAAAACCAATAACGTCTATCCTTTTCAAGCGCACGAAGAGACATCTCATAAGCAAAATCTATGCTTGTCCTGACGTGAGGCGTATGAAAGTTATCAGTCTGCCAATCACAATTTCCTAATTTTTCTCTTAAATGAAAACCTAATTCAGTATAGGCTAAATTTTTAGGCTGGAACTTTTCATGGAATTGCAAAATTTTGTCTTTTCTATGAAGATATTCAAAATACTCAAACAAATGTGTAGAGTATAATTGAAATGTAAGTGATGAAGGATCAAAGATGTGAGAAGACTGAGGATAATATGGATCAAGATTTAAGCTTCCGTAACAAACATTACCATTTCGTAAAAAATCAAACCATTGATTACCTTGCACAAACACAGCATCGGGATATATTTTTAAATAATCTGAGTGACTTTTTTTCAAAAGATGATAACCAATATTTGAAAGATACTTAATCTGTACAAGGAAGTCTTTAAAACTTTGTTTAGAAAAATTATAGTCAATTATATCAACATCTATATTAAATTTTTTAGCAAATTCGTCAATAAATATACGTTCTTTTTCAGGTCTATTTTCAAATGTGAAACTAAAATGTACGTATTTTACAGGAAGATTAGCTTTAGCAAACGCATAAGCGACTTGATGAGAGTCAATTCCTCCTGATAGAGAGATAACTATCCTACGGTCTTTGAAATCATTATATATACATTTAGCTTGGGCAATTAAAGCGTCTGATAAGGAAGTAGAATATCCATGTACAGGATAATTATTAACAACAGGAGTACCATTAGCACTAGGTAAAAATAGCCAATCATCTTTAGTAATAAAAAAATTATCGCTCATAAATCATACTTATCTACGTCAGTTTCAAAGGAGTATAAGTTAAAACGAACAAAATCATTCGTATAATGTGAACTCATTGTATTATATAATTTAAGAGCTTGAGTGTGAGAATGTCCCCAAAAATGCATAAGAAAATTCATTTTATTACTGGATAGCATAGACCTATCATTTGCAAAATCAATCCGGGTCTTAGTTTCAGGTTCATGAAAACTATCAGTAAACCAATCAAATGCCCCCAGTTTCTCCCTTAAAGGAAAACCTAATTCAGTATAGGCTAAGTTTTTAGCTTGAAATCGTTTATGAAATTGTAAAACTAACTCTTGTCTGTGAACATACTCATAATATTCCCAAAGATGAGAAGAGTAAAAATTAAAAGGAATTATTTTCAATTTAAGATTAGATGTACGCTTAGATACCTCATTAAAAGTACCCCGGTCAGTTAGTATGCCTCCAGAACATAAATTTTTATCTCTTGAAAACGTAAACATCATTGTAGAGGTTACAAAAATAGAATTTGGATTTTGAGATATATACTCTTGGTAAAGAGAATTAAACAAAATTAAAGGAGCAGTTGCTATTTTATCCTTAAAATAGTTGCCTTTCTTAACAAGATCTTTTACATCTTCACTAGTATAGTTACGCTCTATTATGTTAACAGGTATATTATACTTTCTTGCAAACTCTTCAACATAAAATTGTTCTTTTTCAGGACGACTATTAAAAGAAGTCTTAAAATAAACATACTTTACAGGAAGATTAGCGTTAGCAAATCCATAGGCTGCCTGCTGAGAGTCAATACCCCCAGACATAGATATTACAATATCACGGTCTTTGAAATCTTCATAGATTATGCGGGCTTGAGTAGTTAAAGCATCGGATAAAGACTTCGAACCATCATCGTTTAGAGAATAGTTGTTAACGACAGGAAGGTCGTCTATATCGTACAATGCTAACCAATCGTTTTTTGTATTCCAAATATTATCCATTATTTATACCCTATTTTGTTTGTGTGATTGATTTTTTTATACGCGCTAGTTACTCTACTTAATAATTTTTTAATTCTAGGACTTTTTAAGTTTAATTCATACTTTGTGTGATAATCTTGCTTATTTTCATATGATATATTTTCTTCAAAAGATTCAAACTGCTCTACAGTAATATCAATTATTCTATCACCATCCTCAACCCAAGTGTGTAGTAAGCCATGTACCGTACCTGTCATTAGCTTATATTGCTTGCCGGTACACAACCAAAAAATAATGGAGGATATACCACAAAAACCAAACATAGGGTGACGACCTGGTTTTCTTTCAGAGGGTAACAAATCTTCACTTAGATTTTGTTTTATTAAACGTATTAAAAGATCTTCATTCACTTTTATCATCTTTTGGTATATCATAAATGAATGGGTCAAGCTTCATTATCTCTTTTTTCTTCTTTTCAAACTCACGATCAAACTTCCACATATGATACCT